GTGAGTGCTGTGGCATTAGTGATTGGAACGGCTTAGAAATAACTTTACAAGTAGATCATATAAATGGACTTGCAAACGATAATAGTATTGAAAACTTGCGTTTGATATGTCCAAATTGTCACTCACAAAGTGACACATTTAGCGGGCGTAATAAAGGACAAGGACGAGCAGCACTTGGAATGGAGTTGCGATAGTTCGATCCTGATCACCCGCTCCAAATTAAAAAAAGTGGTTGACAAACCAAACTAAATAAAGTATAAATAAGTATAGACAAAAGGAATACTAACATGTTCAAGACTAACACAACATCGATAATATGTTGGCCATCACGAAAGTGGGGTATGTCTTGACGTGACTTTTTAAAAAGTTATTTCAACAGCCCCTAGCATTAAGTTGTTAGGGGCTTTTTTTATTAAAGGAGTGAAACATAGTTTTTTGTCGGTTCGGTGCAGTTGGAGTGGCACACTGGTCTCCAAAACCAGGATTAGAAATAATCAGGGGGTTCGAATCCCTCAACCGATGCCAATCTTGGTGTGGCCTAGTCTGGTAAGGCGCTTGATTTGGGTTCAAGAGATCGCAGGTTCGAATCCTGCCACCAAGACCAAATATGTGCGTGTGTCGCTGAATGGTTAGGCACCGGATTGCAAATCCGTTTCATGCAGGTTCGAGTCCTGTCACGCACTCCAAAGGAGAGTTGGCTGAGCGGTCGAAAGCGGCGGTCTTGAAAACCGTTGATGTGAAAGCATCCGGGGGTTCGAATCCCTCACTCTCCGCCACTGTGGAAGTGGGTGTCGGTACACAGGGAGTCCTTATAAGACTTTCAGCGCCAGATTAGCGTTCTCGACCAGGTTCGACTCCTGGCACTTCTACCATAACTAAATATTTTTATGTATAGTGTAGAGTTTGACCACGACGAAGTGTGTATCACCATAATGGACGATCACGGGATACACGGTGATTTGATAGTAAACAGTTTTGACGATTTGGTTTACATCAGACAATATGATCCAGAAACAGATACAGATTTTATAATAGAAATAAGTCCTGAACAGTGGGAAGAGTTGATTGCTGCTATTCACAGTAAAGAAGGGTTTTTTCGTAGACAACGATGAAATATTTAGTTACATCAGGGTGTAGTTTCAGCAAGCCAGGTGATTATACAAAAGGTACATCAGCTACGCCATGCACATGGCCTGAATGGCTAACACATTATTACAAACCAGAAAGTTTTTTACATTTAGGCATAAGCAGTAACGGACAAGAGTTGATTAGTAGAAATGTTATACATGCAGTTAGTAATCTTTTAAAAGAATATGATGCTAAAGATTTTCTTGTTGGCGTTATGTGGAGTACAGAAGATCGAAAACAGTTTTACCTGCCAAATAAAAATAACTTAGATTATATGCTAAGTCCAAATCCTAGTCCAAGCGGCAGACACCAATGGCCAAGCAACGATGAATACGGTACTTGGCATTTGCAAAATGTAGGATTTACAAACAAGTTTTCACAAACCTATTACAGATATTTTTACGATACAACACAAAGTATTGTTAACAGTTACGAACATGTTTTAAGAACACAATGGTATCTTGAAAAACATAAAATCAAATATTTTATGAGCACAATAAATGATTACACATTTGAAGGCGACTGGGAAAATACTGCGCAAATAGACTATTTAAAAGAACTAGTAGATTGGTCTAAGTTTTTACCAGCTCAACTACCATGGGTGATTAAAAATACAAAACAGTTTACAAAAGAAGAATTTTTTCATCCAAACAGTGAACAAAATAAAATTTATGTCGATAAAATAATCATTCCTTTTTTACAAGAACATTACAAAATATAAATATTTTTATGATTACGGCGGTTAAAGAAATCATCTGGCATCTCACGTGTAATGCGTGTAAAGGATATTGGTCATTTGCTACTATGGAAGAAAAATATTGCATAGAAAGAGGTAACCAATATTGTCCACATTGCGGCACCAAATGTCAGGTTAAAGTCAAATAAATCTTGACTTGTCTTGTGATAGACTATATAGTGTTAAAACACAGATAGGAGACTCACATGGCACGGGCAAGTAAAGTAGCAGCTAAACCGAAAAAGAAAACGGTTAGATCTAGTCGTCGCGGTGCAAATATGATGCCACTTATGCCAACAAAAGGTTTAACTTGGCATAAAGCACAATACTACACACACTATGAAGTAGAACCAAAGGAGTGGCTAACAACTGTTAAAACATACATTAAAAAACATTACGACAAAAAGGTTGTTACTGCTATCAATAAGCTACCGGATTGGAAGGTTGGTGGGAAGAGTCATTGGACTTGTGCGGCGTACCTTTTAGACAATGATCAAGAGTCTGTTGTACCCGAAGCATATAAAACAGGTATTGATCGTTGGATCAAAGAACTTGCCGAAGAAGGTGCTAAGGTAGTAGAAGAAAAGAAAGCAGAAGAAAAAACCAAAAAGAATGTGTATGTGCCAAGCATACAAGAACGTATTAGAGATCAAGCATACGATACATGTGAAGCCATTGAAGAATGGTTAGACGGTTTTATCACTAACAAGAAAAACTTTGATCCTAAAGGATTTGATTTTACTAGTCATTTTTCTAAGTATAAAGTTACACAAGCTCATGCTCGTAAAATTAAAAACTTTTACCTTGGAGAACTTGAAGAAGCACAACTAATACAAAAACTTCCGACTCCTGGTGAAATCAATCGCTGCAAGGATGAACATGAAAAAGACATGCTACAGCAGCTACGCGAAGGCTACAGCCATCTAACTAAAGCAGATGCTAAAGCATACTTAGAAGCATTAGAGACGCTGCACGGCGCTTGTGACGTTGTTATAGACAGTGCTAAAGCTACACGCAAGCCACGTAAAAAAGCGCCACTGAGTAAAGAAAAACTTATTTCTAAAATAAAGTACAAAGAGCGTGATGATAAGTTACAGATAGTAAGCATTAATCCTATAGATATTATTGATGCTACTGAAGTTTGGGTTTATAATACTAAAACTCGTAAACTAGGAAAATACGTTGCACAAGAACATAGCACAATAAAAGTTAAAGGTACAACTTTGACATTTTTTGACGAAAATAAAAGTATTCAAAAAACTTTGCGTAAACCAGAAGAAACACTTAAAGACTTTAAAAAAGCAAGTAAAGTCAAGTTACGCAAGTTTTTAGATGAAATCAAAACAACTGACATTAAGTTAAACGGTAGACTTAATGCAGACACAATAATCTTAAAAGTATATTAAAAAGGAAAACCAATGCCCCTAGTACCAATTGTAGTTGAAAGCGAAGCAAAAGGCGAACGCAGTTATGACATTTATAGTAGACTACTTAAAGACCGCATCATTATGCTACAAGGTGTAGTTGAAGACACAATGGCAAATCTTGTAGTTGCCCAAATGCTGTTTTTGGAAAGTCAAAACCCGGATAAACCTATTAAACTGTATATCAATAGCCCAGGCGGCAGTGTTACATCAGGTCTTGCTATTTACGACACTATGCAGTTTGTTAAAACACCTGTACATACCATGGTAATGGGTCAAGCAGCAAGTATGGGTAGTTTCCTAGCACAAGCAGGCGCAGCAGGACATCGTTATGTATTGCCAGAAAGCCGCACTATGATCCATCGTGTAAGCTCAGGCACACGAGGCACCAGTGGTAGTATCCACGTACAAGAACTGGAGTTTGAAGATGCTCGCAGACACTTTGAAGAAAGTAAACGACTGAACAATCGTTTAACAGAATTGTATGTAAAACATAACAGCAAAGGCAAAACATACGATGAACTGTTTGAAACTATGAAGTTTGATACATTCTTATCAGCACATGAGGCAGTAGACAATGGATTCGCAGACAAAGTCATCGAAAGTCGCTGAAACAGTTGCAGCATTAAAGGGGGTTCCTACACGTGAAGAACTTCTTGAAATGTTAAGCAATGAGATTGTTGACGTTACATTCACAAAACTAAATGGCGACGAACGCACAATGAAATGCAGTTTGATTCCTAGTATGCTTCCTCCTGCACAGCGTGACGACAAGTTAAGCCAAACAAAAATACGTAACTTAGAAGAAAAAGTTATTGTTGTTTGGATGATTGGAGAGACTCACGAAAAAAGCGGCTGGCGAAGTTTTAGATACGACAGGATAAAGAAAGCAGAAATAGATGTTTGGTATGGCAATGGTCATGCCGAAGGAGGAGCATATTAATGTCAGATAGACTGTATATTGATTTACTTAATGGTGTTAATGGAAACAGCGGAGTACATCAATGGGTAAGCAGCGATGACGAAGAAAGATGGAATGAAAATCAAAAAAATCCAAAATCAAAAGCAAAGTTAGAAAAGTTAGGATGGACACCTGATAGTTTTGAATATCATTGTGATAGTTTAGGTTTTAGAAATAACAAAGACTTAGAAAAAAATGTTCCATATACTTTGTTCTTAGGTTGCAGTCATACATTTGGAATAGGATTGCCTATTGAGTGTGTTTGGACCAGCATTGTAACAAAGTTTTTGCAGAAACCTACATATAATGCTGCTAGAGCAGGAGCAGGGATTGACAGTTGCTATAGAATATTAAAGTATTTGATCAATCAAGATTACAAGTTTGAAAATCTTTTTTTATTTTCTCCTCATCCAGGCAGAATAGAAATATGGGATGAGTTTGAAAAAAAATGGATGGTCGCAACATGGTGGTCACACTATCCTAAAGATTTACTATCCTATTTAAACCATCAATATTTTACTCAAATTAACTTTGACAAAACATTAGATGCAATCGAAAATCTTTGTGTTAAAAATAAGATTAATCTAGTACACATGAATACAGATTCGTGCGATGATTTAATAATTGATGATTGCAAAGCTAGAGATCTTATGCATGCCGGTAAGGATGCCCATGAAAAAATTGCCTACAGATTTATAGACATATATAATAGGCAAAGTTTGCTTAATAAATAACAAATGAAGGCAAATATTAATAAGGCAAACAATATAGATAAACAGGTGGCCCGTTGGGATTTATATGCTAAAATAGCACCAACGGTTTTTTTGTTGGGATGTTTTGTTTCACTCAGTTACGGAATAAGTAGTTTTAACATACTATTCAATGTTGGAATGGTGTTGTTTGCTATGACTGCTGTGGTGTGGTGGTTTTGGACTATTTTTACAGTCAGATTTATTGTAAAAACTATGAGTAATGCTACCAAAGAACTACTCGAAGTAAAAGACGAATTGGCTGCCATAAAGGACGAACTGAGGGAATAATGAAATACCTAGCAATAATAAGTATAAACATATTAAGTGGCATCAGTCTTGCCACTTTGATAATAATGGGTGTAACATACCTAAGTTTCAAAAATACGAATGTATTCCAAGATGTTAAAATAGAGATTGTTAACAATCCTGTAAGTGGACACGATGATATTGTGTTTCATATGCAAGGCTTCAAACCATATGAATGCGCAAGCACAGATGTTTATGGTGAAGCATTTTCAGCAGACGGAAGTCATAGTCATAAACTAACCACCTTTACAAAACAAGCCATACGCAATACTCGTCCAGGTGTAGAAGTTCCTAATGCTTGGGCAATGGAACGACCAAAAGATATGAACAAAGGTGGCAGATATTTTGTCACTATGACTGGCGAGTTTATATGCAATCACTGGGCATTCAAAGTTCCTAAAACACAATCTTATCACAACATACTTTTAGATGCATTACCAGTTGACAACTAAATTAACTTATATTAATATAAGTAATAACAGTGGACTAATAGGGATCATCCCACTATAAAAATTCTGCCCCCTCAACCAACGAGGTAAAATATGGCTTACTATAGCACAAAAACTTACGGGCACAACATTGGTTTAAGTGCCTGTTTCAGACAACCTAATGCAGATCATTCTCATTGTAGTTTGCTGCATGGTTATAGTTTGCAGTTTAAATTTACATTTGCTGCAAATGAACTAGACAACAAAAATTGGGTTGTCGACTTTGGCGGATTAAAACCGCTTAAGGCTTGGTTAGAAGATAACTTTGATCACAAAGTTGTGCTTACTGATACTGATCCTCATCTAAATGATTTTTACGAACTTGAAGAAAAAGGATTGGCTGCACTAACTATTTTAGACGGTGTAGGTGTAGAAAGATTTGCATACCATGCATGGAAAAAAGCAGACAGTCTTGTACGTGAAATGACTGATAATCGCTGTTGGTGTGTAGAAGTGGAATGTGCAGAGCATGGAGCAAACAGTGCAATCTACAAAGCAGTGGACTGAAACCAAAGAAGTACGTAAAGCTCGCAAAAAGCTAGAAAAAGCAGCTAAAACTGAGGTACAGGAAACTGTACCTACTTCTTTTGATAAAAAATATGTTTTTTGTTTAAAATGGGGTGATAAGTATTCTCCTGATTATGTAAACAAGTTGCACAATATGGTGCGTAGAAATCTCACAATAGATTATGAGTTTATTTGTTTTACGGAAAACTCAAAAGGTATTGATCCAAGAATAACAACTTGTCCGTTACCTAACAAGAATCTAAGTGGTTGGTGGTTTAAACCTTGGTTTTTAAGCAACGAACTAGGTGTAAATGGCACAGGACTTTTTTTAGACCTAGACTTGATCGTTTTTAAAAATATTAATAAACTTTTTTCCTATGAACAAGATAGTAACTTTGTTATTATTAGAGATTTTAATCGTGTACATAGAGCCAGTTGGGAAAAAATGAACAGTAGTGTGTTCAGATTTAAAATAGGAAAGCATTCTCATTTATATGACGAGTTTGACAAAAACAGTGCTAATCAAAGTAGAAGGTATCCTGGAGACCAAGATTGGATGTATGCTAATATTAAAAAGTTTACCTTCTGGCCAAACGAATGGATACAAAGTTACAAATGGGAGATGCGAGGTAGACAGTATTTAGGTCTAGTAAATGGAAAACGCAACTTTACAAAACCAGGCGAACCAGTTGTAAAAAATGAAACTAGTATTGCAGTATTTCACGGATATCCAAACATGCACGATTGTATCGATGAATGGCCAAGAAGACATTGGTATTGACAAACTTAAAACTTGAATGTATAATAAACTATGATTAGAACTTATATGATGTATGCAGGTCTTACTTTTCTTGGCTACGAGTATGGCGAGACAGAGGACGCAGTGATTTTTAGAACGGTGGCTAAGTTTGGTCATCCAAACAAATGGAATGAAGATGAATATACAGCAAAACTTATTCCACATCCACAAGAGGCAGTAGCATGACTAAACGCATAGGCTTTGCTTGTAAGTATCTACATTACAATCAAAATCAACCTAAGAAACTATTAGAAGAAATACAACGTCCACTTACAGAAAAGTGTACCACAGTTGCATGGCTAAATAGACAAACAAAGGACGTTGCAGAAGAACGCTTGTGGGACATTATGGTTCACAACGCAGCAGCAGCAAAAAGGTTAGTTGAATATGTGGGAAGCCTTCCTCCAGAACTTAGAATGGTCCGATTGGGTAGCAATCAGCTTCCTTGTGCTACCGAGTCTAGCTGGATGTATTTTTGGTCTAAGCCTGACGTGGTGGCGTACTGCGAGAAACACTACGCAAAGGTCGGTGAAGCAGCCAGACGCTTGGATGTTAGACTCTCAATGCATCCCGGACAGTTCACGGTACTTGCAAGTGACAATCCAGAAATCGTTGAAAGGAGTATAGATGAGTTCGAATATCACATCAATCTCGCGAGGTGGATGGGCTACGGTAAAAACTGGCAAGACTTCAAATGTAACGTCCACATCTCAGGACGCAAAGGTCCAGCCGGTATCATTGACGTCCTTCCAAGACTGTCTCCAGAAGCACGAAACTGTATTACTATCGAAAACGACGAAAACTCATGGGGACTCGATGCCAGCCTCGAGTTGGCTAAACACGTACCGTTGGTGGTAGACATTCATCACCATTGGGTTAAAACAGGAGAATATATTGAACCAGATGACGACCGCATTAGAACAGTTATTGATAGTTGGCGTGGTGTGCGTCCTGCTATACACTATAGTTTATGCCGTGAGGATTACTTACAAGATGCTTCGCCAAGTGTACGACCAGACATGGACACGCTACTTGAATCCTCATACAAAAAACAAAAACTGAGAGCACACAGTGACTACTGTTGGAATACCGCATGTAATGAGTGGGCCTTGTCACACTGGGAGTGGGCTGACATCATGGTAGAAGCTAAGATGAAAAACTTGGCTAGTTCGCAACTCTACAGTATGACTGAAGAATCAAAAAAACTTGCAGCATGATAGTTGTATACAGTCACAAACTACAAAAGTTTATAGTAGCACCAAATAAAACTGGAAGTGTAACTATCGAAACTATTGGAAATTATCATCTTGATAGAAATATATGGAAAACAACTAAGTTGTCTTATTATGAGCCAGCACATTTTATTGCATGGAAAAACTTTGAATCAGCAATAATGATAAGAAATCCTATAGACTGGCATGCTAGTGGTTACGCATTTAGTAGAACTGGAAGGCTTGGTCGACATTCTGATAGTTTTGAAAAGCATTTAAGAAGAGTGATAACAGCACGGGATTATATTAAAACACACGGTCATGTTAATAAAAAAGATTTATTAGATCCACTATGGTTCAGTCATTGTGTTATTAACCCTGCTGACGTTTTAGACACACTGCCTAACCGTCCTTCAACCTATATAAAGTTAGAATATGCTCGTAGAGATAAACAACTACAACGTTTTTTTGAAGATAATATAAAAGTAAATCATACTAACAAATCTAATTTAGAACTTCTCCCTAAGTTAGATAACACTACAATAGGTCTTTTAGAAACTTTGTATTATGGTGAACAATTTGGATATAATATAAAAACTGATATAGAACGTTACAATCTTAGACTAAATACGTTATGACAAATTTTTTATCAACAATGTATGCACGAAAGCAAGCAGCGCAAAAAGCAGTGCAAGAAAAGAATCCTAACCGTGTGCTTGGAGGATTAAAAGGTCACGGCGTAGATCATTATAGTGTACTAGGGGAAGATGGAACTGAACGACAAGTTCCTACTAGAGCTTATGTACAAGGTTTAGAAGAGAAAGTAAAACAGCAAGATGCACGACTTGCTGTCCTAGAAAAACAAATCAGGAGGTTAAACAATGATCAAAAAATGGATCGAGCAGCGTTTAGCAGAACGCTCAACCGTTGATGGAGTGCTTATGGTTGCAGCAGGTGCAGCAATCATTATATTTTCACCATTAACTAAACTTATTGCATATGCAGCTATTGCATACGGTGCATGGACAATATGGCGTAAAGGTTAAATTTTCTTTAAACTACTGGCATCCATTATTTTGCGATTTTGGATGCCTTTTTCTTGAGCAAATCTTTTTGCATCACAGTTTTCACAAACATGAAAGTAGTTATTAGTAATTCTTTTAGGATCCATACTACCTCTTGCACGAGTAAACTCTTCATTACAAGCATCACAACATAAAACAACCATAGTCTTTTTACGATTATAGGTGTGTTGCTTGCCAAGTTTACTACGGCGCATATGCCAAGTATCTATCAAATATTCTTTTACAAACATAACTATATTTACATAAAGATTATAAAAACTAACCATAAATATTAGAAAGGATAAACTATGAGTATACTAACATTAACTGGTGCAGCACAAAAACAGATTGATTTACTGTGTGAAGAAAATGCCTGCTATGGTATAAGTCTAAATATCAAAGGTGGCGGATGTGCCGGATTTGAATATGATTGGGGTACAGTTGCAACACCTATGGATCTTTTAGAAGATGACGAAGTTATAAAAACAGAAAACGGATGTGCTTTTGTTGTTGGTTCGCATAGTTTAATGTTTCTTATTGGAACAGAAGTTGATTATGTAAAAAGTTTAGTTGGCGCAAACTTTGAAATACGCAATCCTAATGCTCAAAGTTCATGTGGGTGCGGTGTCAGTGTTAACTTTGATATGGATAGTTTAGTACCAGAATGGTAAAGGAAAAGTAAATGGCAAAACAAGAAATTGATATTGGTGTTGAGGGTAATGACGGTACAGGCGATAGTATCCGTGAATCCTTTAAAAAGGTAAACGACAACTTCAACGAACTATATGCTATTTTTGGTTTAGGAGGCGATATCAGTTTCACAAACCTTAATGACACACCAAACGAAATAATAGGCAATGAAGGTAAGGTTGTTCTAACCAAACAAGACGGTACAGGATTAGACTTTTTTGAATTTGTATCTGATGACGGAACAAATAATGTTAATAGTACTACAAATACCATTGCTTTTGAAATTGATGGAACAAAGTTAAAAGTTACTGCTATCAATACAAAAATTGAAAGAGACCCTACTCCAAATACAGATTTTCCATTTAAGTTTGGCGCTGTCACGGCCTATACACCTGCTATTCAAAGTAGTTTACTTACACCAAGTGGAAGAACTACTTTAGTTAATACATGGAATGATACTCACGGTGCACCAACTATTACAGAAGACAATATTCTTACTAGTAAAGGTTATAACGACCAAGCATATGTAAACATCACAGGTGACACACTTACCGGACATCTAAGCACTATTAGTGGTGCTACAGGCACACAAGTTCCGCAAATACAAGAAGTTATTAAAAAGTCTGGCGATACTATGACAGGTGCATTGACACTTAGCGACCATCCTGCTCCTTTTGCTGGTGTTGGTACTCCAAACAGTGCTGATGATTTACAAGCAGCAACAAAGTATTATGTAGATGCACAAAGTTTTAGCAGTACAACCAACCTTTTTGTATCTACTAGTGGTACAGATGATCATACAGCTACACCAGCAGGTAAAGCAGGTAGAAATGAAGCATATGCATACAGAAGCATTGCAGCGGCATTAGAAAAAGCTGAAAAAATACAGCAGGCAGCCACACCTGATATTGGCCCATATGTTCAGCTTCTTACACATACCAATGGTGCAACAAACAGTACAGTGGTTACAGGTGCAGGAGACACGGGTTATACTGTAGGTGGAAATCAACAAACAGTTGCAAACACTATTGATGCAGAAAAGTCAAATGCCATTGCAGCAGCTATTACAGCTACAAATGATCAATATCCTGACTTTGTTTATGATCAAGCATTGTGTGAAAGAGATTTAAACCTTTTGATTGATGCAATATCTTTTGATATAAAGGCAAGTACCACATCAATCAAACACAACTATTTAACACGATATAGTGCATTAAGATACTACGCAAATCCAAGTGCAGAGATTGCTATCGATGCACAGTACACCCAAACTATATATGCAATACAACGAGCAGAAATTTATTTGCTAGATGCTATTGAAACAGCATTAGGTACAAACTCTGATCAGTGGTATACAGCAGTTGATACTCTATTTGATAATATCTATACATATATAAACGATGACTCAACAGATGATCCTGCACTAATAGAATCTTCTAACTACTATCAACTTTATGTAGACAGCGGACCAAACAAATACACCGATGCATCTGGTAATCCATTGCTAGATAATCCAAATATTGATATTTTTCCTGGTAAAGTTATAAGAGGTGCAACAAGTAAAGCAATTGGTAGAGTTGTGACATATACTAGAGGTGTTGACACAGTAGGAACACCGGGTTATGATACAGTACAACTACAACTTCTTACTACACAAGAGTTTACTCAAGGCGAAGAACTACAATATGGCAACTACGTTAAAAAACAACAAGTATCTGTACGTGTAGAAACTGGTATTTACGAAGAACAATATCCTATTCGTGTTCCTGAAAACACAAGTATTAAAGGTGATGAGTTTAGACGTGTTATCATTAGACCTGCACCTGGCGTAAGCACTAGTCCGTATGCATTAACCCAGTTTTATAGAGATGCAACAGTTGACGGACTTACTACCGCAACAGGCGGAACATCTGCTATTGATGATGTTACCCTAGCTCTGAGAGGATATTATGGATACCATTATCTAACCGATCCAACTGATATTACAAGCACTCCTAAAAACAATGACCAAATGGATGTGTTCTTGATGAATGATGCAACTATTTTAAGAAATGTTACCTGTCAGGGACACGGTGGATTTATGATGGTGCTTGATCCAACAGGATCAATCCTCACTAGATCGCCATATGCTCAGACATGTACAAGTTTCAGTAAAAGTGTTAATGCTAAAACATTTGCTGGTGGTATGTTTATCGATGGTTATTGTTATAACATGCCTGCTACAGTTGTTTCAAAAGATGACTTCTTTACACTTAATATCGAAGCACCTATTGATAGTATATTAGGACAACGTAGACCTAACTTGCCATGTACCTTTTATGAGTTTGGAAGACGTTATCAGATCAACGCCATCACAAACTATACTCTAAATGAAGGCACAGGAAAAGTTACAGCTACACTGATACTCGATGAAACATCACATGACGGTATAGGATTTGACGACGATATAGATTCAGCTGCTGGACCAGTTGATATCGTTATACAAGGTGCTGGTAACCGCAGTATGCTTGCAAACGACTATACACAAATAAACGATTTAGGTTATGGTGTTATTGCTACTAACAATGCACTGACAGAACTTGTTAGTGTGTTTACTTATTATGCAAACATAGGTTATTATTCAAATAATGGTGCACAAATAAGGTCGCTTACAGGCAACAATAGTTATGGTAACTTTGGCCTAGTTGCCGAAGGCAATGACCCAGATGAAATACCAAATGATGCTACACTAGCACAAGATTTAGTACAACCTTTAAAAATATATAATGTTGCACAAGAACTAACACTTGCAGGAGATTTGAGCGCAAACCTAACAGATGGCGAAACTATTAGTCAACAACAAGGATTAAATGCGGTTATTGTTAGTGGTAGTCTTGCTTTCTTTGAAGTTACCGGAGGTAACACAATATTGTACCTTGAAAATATAACAGGAGGTGCATTCAATGATCAGGAAGATGTTTACGAAGCAAGCTCAACTATACTAGGTATTCCAAGCACAGTTACAAATAGAAACTATACTGCTAGTGAAGACAATGTGACTGTATACGTTTACGATGCAAGCTCATATCCAATGAATGCTAGTGAAATCGAAATATTACATGCTGATGGTCTATATCAACCGTATGAGGTTGTAACTGTAACTGACACAACTCTTGAGATTCCTACAAGTAAAGAAGCCGATTTGTGCGATAGTACAAACGCAGAACTTAGAAGAAAAATTTGGCAGCTTAGTTTAACTTCTGGTGTTGCAACAGCAGACAGTGGTCTAGATCAAGAAACAGCATTTGGTACACTAGCAGTATTTAGATTAAAACAATCGTTCCTACTAAACGGTATTACAAGTAATATTCTAACAAGACCTAGTACAGCCTTAATATTTGACGAAAACAGTGACTATACCTATAGAACACTAGCATTTGAAAATACAGTAGTGAGTGGTATTCCAGTTGACGGCGTGCAATCTGCTGTGGTTGTGGATGATAACTTTGCCTACATTGATTTGAATGTGCAAAATGCAAGATCATTATACACCATTGGTGCTTATAGTTTAACAGGTGGCACAACACTTGGTGCAACACAAGGTGACCAACACATTGCTATTGCAGTTCTAGATGCGGGAGATATTGATAGAATCAATAACAGCGATGTTGATATGATTTTCACTTGGGGAGGTAAGGTACATGTGATTACAACCTATACTGCTGCAAGTGACGGTGACGGTGACTTTGGTATTATTTCATTTACTGATTTGTATACTATTAACCCAGATTATGCTGGTACAGGATTGGCAGTGCCTGCAAGAAGTGCAGTTGGTAATAATATAGCACTTAAAGCAGGTTTGCAATCAGGTGAAGCAGCAAACATTACAGTGAATATTAGTACATGTCGTGCTACATCTCACGATTTCTTAGATATCGGTACAGGTGGATATAACAGTTCTAACTATCCAGATAGAACATTTGGTGCTCCTATTACTAGAGCAGTAACAGATGAAGAAAGCATTGACCAAAACGGCACAAACTCAAAAGCACAAGTTCAGGAACGCACAAGGGGACGTTGTTTCTTTGCAAGTACTGACCAAGATGGTTTCTTCCGTGTTGGTAGATTCTTTACAGTTGACCAAGGTACAGGTAGAGTAACATTCAATGCTGCACTTGTTCTTACAAACATTGACGGTATTGGTTTTAAACGTGGTGTGCGAGTAAACGAGTTTTCCCCAGATGTTACATTTGAGAATGCAGGCGGTGATGTTGTTCCAACAGAGGCAGCAATAGAAGGTTACATAAACCGACGTTTGGGATGGGATAGAGAAGGCGATGCTATTGATTTAGCTGATATTATTGGTGTACGTGCAATAAAAGCAGCAGGCGACACTTTTGATGGAACAGTTAGCATGGGCGGTAATCAGATTCTTAATGTTGGCTCGCCAACAACAGGAACTGATGCTGCAAACAAAAACTATGTTGACAATGCAATACAAAGTTTTGATACATTAGAAGAACTACTTGATACTGATATCAATTCAGAGCAAGCTCTAGCTGATAATCAGTTCTTAGTTTACGATGCTACATTGGCAAAATGGACAAACGCTTCCTGGGACACAAACAATGACGGTGGAACACCAGCAGTACCAAATAGTGATATAACAGTTACATACAATGAAACTACAAATACACTTAGAGGTGCTATATCTGCTGGTGCTATTGTGAACGCAGATATTAGAAGTAATGCAGCAATAAGCCAAAGCAAATTGGCTATGACAGCAGCAACAACTAGAGCTAATGCAACTGGTATAACACAAGCAGACTTGGGTCTTGCAAGTTTTGATAATGCTGATTTTACGATTACTAATGGTTGGGTAGAGATTGCCACAGGTGGTGTGTCAAATGATCAACTTGCAGGTAGTATTGCTAACGGCAAACTTGCTAATAGTAGTGTTACATTTAGTGATGCAATAACACCTACACCAAATACCACAAATGTAGCATTAGGCGGCACATTTACCATAGAAGGTACAGCGAATCAAATCAATACAACTGTAAGTACAGGAAAAGTTACACTGAGCTTGCCAGCAACTCTTCAAGTAGGTGTTCAAGGCGATTTGAATGGTGATATTTACGCAAACAATGGTACCAGTAAAATTCTTGAAAACGGAACTGATGGTACAGATGCAGTATTCACAGGTAGTTTATCAGGTAATGCTTCTACTGTTACAACCAGTGCAAGAAATACCACCAATGCTGTTCACTATATAAGTTTCTTAACAGGAACAAGTGGCAGTCAGCAGTTGTATACAGACGATACCTTAACCTACAATCCAAATACCAATACCTTAACTGTAGGCGGGTTAACCACAACAGGCACATTAACCATTGGTGATTTAAGTGTTACCACAGGTAATATATTGCCAGGTGCAAACGATCCAACAGATAGCGGCCAAAGCATCGGTAGTGCTACAAACAAGTGGAATACTGTGTATGCAACAACCTTTAGTGGTGTTGCAACAGAAGCACTATATGCTGACTTGGCAGAAAACTATTTAAGTGATGATGATTACGAACCAGGCACAGTACTAGTGTTCGGCGGTGATGCGGAGGTTACTGTAACTGGTAGCAAAGGTGACAGAAGAGTAGCCGGCGTGGTAACAACTAACCCAGCTTACTTGATGAACAGCATGTTAGAGGGCGAACATGTTACAGCTATAGCATTACAAGGAAGGGTGCCCTGTCGGGTATTAGGAAAAGTATCCAAGGGTGACTTGCTTGTAAGCAGTGCAGTGCCAGGATATGCCATTGTAGACAATGATGCAAAAGTTGGTACAGTGATAGGTAAAGCTCTTGTAAACAAAGCGGATGATGGCAGAGGCGTCATTGAAGTAGTGGTAGGGAGAGTATAATGGCACAGCAAACAGTAAATATCGGCTCAAGTGCAAACAAAGGTGACGGCGATCCACTGCGCACAGCATTTACAAAAATCAACGAAAACTTTACTGAAGTGTATGCAGACATTGCAGCATTAGAAGATGGCAATATTGTTACAGATGTCAAAGGCAATGTGTTTGCAGAGGATAGTAGTTTACTGGTTGATGCTATAAACAGCACTGTTCCGGGCACAGTAACAGGCATAGTAACGCCTACTAAATTTATGCCGCCTATGTTATCACAAGTTGAAATAGATGCCCTTACACCAGAAGTAGGAATGATGGTGTATAATACAACTACAGGTAAGTTTCAAGGCTATGCAGAAGATGCCAATAATGATAGCACCACTGCTTGGGCAGATTTGCATTAAGATAAATATTAGAAAGAACAGGATTTAGAGAATGGCAAGTAGAATTCCACTAGTATTAGATACAGAGGCAGGCGAGCTTAAAGAAATACCTTTAGGCGATACATTGGATTTAACAAATAATCAAATATCAGGATTGTTTGGTTTAGAGGTTAACGGAACTATTGATGCAGCCGAAATCTTTAAGAATGGGTCAAGTATTTTAAGCCAGGTAAACTACAACGACATTTTAAATCTACCTTCCATACCAGCTGATGTTAATCAACTAGAAGACATTGATAACTTAATTCCCAATGATGTAGCAGATCTAACTGACAATCAAAACCTATTAGGCGGAGCAAACAGTTTTACTGAGTTATCAGATACTCCGGATTCATTTGTGGGTAGAACAGGACAAATACTTGCTGTAAATCCAGAAGAAACTGCACTGGGGTTTATTGAATTTAGTGGTAGTGTAACTCAACAAGATATTATTGATGCACTTGGATATACTCCGTACAGTGACGCTAACCCAGATGGATATGTGCAGGCTAGTGCAATAAATGATACATTCATTGTAGCCGCTTTGGGTTATACACCATACAATGGTAATACTAACCCATCAGGATATATTTCAGGAATAACTGTAACTGATGTTGTTAACGCATTAGGATATACTCCGTACAGTGACGATAACCCCGACGGCTTTTATAGAACAGCGCAAGATATTATTGGAGCACTAGGTTATACACCTTACGATGGAAATACTAATGCTGCTGGCTTTATTAATGATAGTTCAGGCATATCCAATGCGTTAGGTTATGTTCCATATGATGCAATAACAAATAACGCTGGATTTTTAACAGCTGGAACATTAACCAGTTTAGCTATTACAGATGCTTTGGGTTACACACCATATGATGGTAGTACTAACCCAAGTAACTTTATAAATGATGCAACTGGAATCGCAAATGCATTAGGTTACACTCCATATTCAGAAGCTAACCCTGCTGGCTATATCAGTGGGATTACTGGAGCCGATGTAACTACTGCACTAGGTTATACACCGTATAATATTACAAACCCTAGTGGTTTTGTAAGCACGACTACTGAAATAAATGCTTTATATGGTTATGTTCCTTATGATGGTGCTACAAATAACGCAGGTTTTTTGCAATCTGAACAAGACACGCTTGCAACAGTGACAACAAGAGGCAATACAACCACAAATAGTATTACAGTAGCACAACTCAACTCTACTACAATCAGTACAAGCGGAAATGCAACAGTTGGAACATTGACAACTGGAAGTATTACTACAGGAACTACAAGTGTAATAGATGGCGGCACAGCAGGAGATACACTAAGAATAGGTGGTACATCGGCTCTTACATTAGGTAGTAGCGGTAATATTACTATACAGGCTAGTATTATTGGTAGCGACAGTGCAAAAGATTTAGGAACAAGCGGTGTACCGTTTAGAGCTGCATATATTACAACAGGCAATATTGGTGGTATTGCAATCGCAAGTGATACATTAACAAATAGCGACGGACGCATTACATTGACTCCGTCAAATACTGATAGAGTAAGAGTAAGTGCTGGTGCATTTACATTACCAGTGCAAACACCGACAACAAAAGGCAATATAACTGGAATACAATCTGGCGATACTGTTTATGTGAATGACGGATCACAGCAATACGCACAAACATATGATGGTGCAGGTTCTGTCTGGAAAACAATCACAGGACCAAGATATGTAGTAGATAATACAAATGCTGCACCAACCTTTAATGGTGCATACTATGGAGAAATGATTGTGTTTGAAAATGTAGATGGAGACCACACTGTATATATTTGGGTATTCAATAGTGCAAGCGGTGGAGCAGGTGCAGACGAATGGGTAGCATTGTGGGAAACACCAGCATAATAGGGAATAGATAAAATGGCAATAACATTAGTAAACTTGGGTAATGCAGCAAATGATGGTACTGGAGACGATCTTAGAGAAGCCTTTGTAAAAGTTAATAACAACTTTACAGAAATAAGTAATCAGCTAGATTTTAGCGGACAAAACTTAGGATCGGGCGGATTTGAAGTTTTTAGTAAAAAAGAAGATTATGTATTAAAGTTTAGAAGACTAGTTGAAGGAAATAATATTTCTATGCAACAGTTTGACAATACCATACAAATAAGTGCAGATATTCCTGACAGCCGTTTTACAGTTACTACAAACTCAGGAACAATCATTTTAGGTAATGGTATTAACTATAACCTTGTCGGTGGTGATGGTACTAGTGTATCTGCAAACGAAAATTTAAAAACAATAACAATAGACAGTGGTGTTGTAAACGACACAAGTCCTGTGCTTGGCGCAAGTTTAGATGGTGACAACTATAATATTACAAATGTTAATAACCTAAGTGCTCAAACATTAAACGCAAATGATGTTTATGTTACTGATAATCTTCAAAGTAGTGCTTTAACTACTAATGCATTAGTTGCAAACACTTACAACGGAATAGATTTAAACGATCAACTATTTGGATTTTTAGATTTTGATAATGGTGAAATAATATACACAGTTAATAATCAACTTGAGTTTTTAGTAAGATCTTCAGGAATAGATATGGGCTCATTCACAGCACCAGCGGCAGGTCAAATTGACAATGGTACAATAGTATAAGGGGCATAGATGTTACCAGAATGGACTAAACCTAGTAATACAGTTTTAGATACGCTTGAAGAAAATATTACGATTAGTATTCCTTTACCGTTATCTAATCCTTCAGAAACTACAACATCTGTTATAAGCGGAAGTTTGCCAACAGGTTTACGTCTAGAAAATAATATTATATTAGGAACACCTGTACAAGTTGCTAGAACTACAACCAATACATTTGTTATTAGAGCTACAACTAGCGAAGGTATTTTAGACAGGACATTTAAATTTATAGTAGAGGGACCTGACCAACCAGAATGGATTAGTAATGAAGGTAAGTTACCTGTTGGACCAAACAATGTGTTTTTTGTTTTAGATAGCACACCGCTTGATTTCCAACTACTAGCAACTGATGCAGACTTGCCTGCAGGCGAATCTTTACAGTTTTATATAAAAGACGGCGATGGTGTATTACCTCCTGGTTTAAGGTTAACAGAAGATGGAAGAATAGTTGGAGTTATCGAACCGTTACTTGCGTTGGATATAAACAAAAGAGAAACCGGTTATGATATGGCAGAGTATAGCGAAACACCTTTTGATTACAGCATAAAAAGCACTAGCGGTTTAGATAGTTTTTTATATGATTTAGAAGTTTATGATTATGCCGAACGTTCGAGACCTCCAAAAAAACTCAATAGAACATACGAGTTTTATGTAACAGTTGCAGATAATGTATCTAGTATAAAAAGAAAGTTTTCTATCTTTGTTGTAGCAGATGATTACTTAAGAGCAGATAATACTTTATTAGCAGCAGCAGACGGAGTTTTTACAGCAGATGCTACTTATTTACGAGCTCCTATTTGGATAACACCAGAAAATCTTGGCAGACGTAGAGCTAACAACTATCAAACTGTGTATCTAGACACACTCGATCCAAACTCGGTATCAGGAACTATTAGATATGTTTTGAGTACCGCTAATCCCGACGGAACTGCATCAACATTGCCTCCTGGTTTAACACTAGATAGTGTGACTGGTGAGCTTGCAGGTATAGTTCCCTACCAACCAGCAGTTTCTAAAACATACAACTTTACTGTTGCAGCAATAAGATTTGATAGTGATGAGGGTATTGTTACAGTTTTTGGTACATTTTATGAAGATACAATGAGTGGTAACAAAACAATAAAACTTGCAAAGTTACCTGTTGGTACCGAAGATGGTATTGAAGATTTAAATTCTCTAGTCGGTAATACCGTAGAAATACAAAACAAAGCATATGCAATAGTTAGTGTTGACGATACTAATACCGACTATGATACTATTACGCTAGAAACCATATTAGCACCAATAGCAACTTATGATGTTCTTACTGTTACAAAACCAGCAGCTATAGGGCAAAACTTTTTCTATGTAAACACAATCACAGAAAGTTCAAAAGATTTTTATAAAAACAAAGAACTTACCTTAAGTAATAATGTTAAACGCAGAATAACAGATGTATATCCTTATATAGAGTTTACTATTACTCCTGCAGATAGCAGTACATATTTAGGTTTGAATACCACTATAACAGGAACAGATAATGGTCCTGTTGAGGAACAAATATTAATAAACTTTTTTACATACAATGGTAGGATTCCAGAAGTTACTGCAACTAGAGATGGTTTTGGAAATATTCTAGAGTTCAACTTAAAGATTCCTAGTACAGCAGAAACTAGAAATCAAAACTTTATAAAAAGTTGTTTTGATACATCTGATAGTGGAGATGTAACAGTTTTCCTACAAGGACAATATGATAGAGTATTATTAGAAAATAATATTCTTTCGTCGTTGAACGAAAGTAGACAACTTAGCTTTGGTGTAACTAAGGGAGACAGCTTTAGCAAAACACTGCCACGAGCAGAAATAGATACTGTAGAAACTAAACGTACATTTACAATAGAAGTTATTGGTGAAATAGATAGTATTATTACATGGATCACACCATCTGATTTAGGAACTATAAAATCTAATCGTCCTAGTAATCTTAGAGTATCAGCATCAACTACATTGACTGGTTTTGTTTCATATTATTTAAAATCTGGAAAGTTACCTCCTGGACTAACATTAAAAAAAGATGGAGAAATAACAGGAAAAATTGCAAACAACGGCACTAGTGCAAATCCTGGTCTAACACTGATAGACGGAGATACAACTACATTTGACGGAGAAAGTTTATCGTTTGATAGACAATATACTTTTACAGTTGAAGCAAAAGATAGAGCAAACTTTACAGCTACAACACGTGAGTTCAAACTATTGATCGACGATTCAGATTCCAAGTTGTATAGTAATATTTTTATGAAACCGTTTTTGAAAACAACACAAAGAGAATATTTCCAAGACTTTGTCAATGATAGCAGAATATTTCCGCCAGGCGCAGTATACAGACCAAGTGACGAAAACTTTGGTGTACAAAAAGAACTTAGAAGTCTCATCTTTTCTGGTTTAGAACAAAGAACTATGAGTAATCTTACAGCAGCTATTAGACAAAATCATAAAAGAAAAAACTTTTCTTTTGGTGAAGTAAAAACAGCTATAGCAACCTTGCCAGGTACTAAAGAAACAGTATATGAAGTTGTGTATGTAGAACTAATAGATCCTGCTATGCCTAAAAAAGGAAAAACAAGAAACAGTTTCAAAACTCTAAGCAATAATAAAATCACTGTAGATAGTGTAAAACTTGAAGCAAACGACAGTAATATATTACAAGATGCTTCTTCGGGTGTTGGCATTTCTATAGATGTTAGAAATTCAGAAACTAACTATATTCTTAGAACAGTCGATGATAAAATCAAGGTTACTACAGTAAATGGCGAGACTTATGAAATAGGTAGTGCTGATGGAATACCAGTTTTGACTATTGACTTACTTAGAATCTTTATTCCAGTTACATCAGTTATAGGTAGTAATCTAGATGATGTAACTAGATTCCGTCCTATAAACGAAACAATAACAATAGACAATAATGCAATAAAAATAAGTCAAACAAGTGATGTTTTGAAATATATAAGTAATATTCAAAATATGAGACAGCGATTAAATGATGCAGGATCTACATCAAAAGATTTTAGACCACTGTGGATGAGAACAGCTCAAGAAGGAAATCTAGTAGAACTAGGTTATGTGTTTGCTGTTCCATTGGTGTTTACAAAACCTGGTTATTCGCAAACTATTAAAGAAAATATTGTTGCAAGCAACTTTAGGTTTAATAATATTGATTACGATATAGATAGATATATAGTAGATAGCATACAAGGACTTGACGGCGAACAATATGTATTTTTTGCTGACTATGCTTACAATGTATGATAAATAACTACAATAAAGGAAACAAATATGGCAAGCAGCATTAGCACTACAAATCTAAACGAAAACTTTCCGGTAGCTGGCATTGATAACGACAGTCAAGGATTTCGTGATAACTTCAATGTAATCAAAGCCGGACTTGATACAGCATCTACTGAAATATCTGATTTGCAAGGAAATGTTGCAAGAGTTGATGCAGATAACGATTTTGATAACAATCAAATACAAAATGCTGAGTTATTGGCTGTTTCTAACACACGAAGCACAAGTTATTCAACTGGAGTTTCTGGTGAGATAACATGTGATTGGGATATTGCTCAAGCGTTTATTGTAAAGGCAAATGGTGACATAGAGTTGACTATGCGTAGATTTACTACAGATACAGAATGCACTATGCGTTTTTACCTATTTGGTGACGGTTCTGATAGACTAATAACCTTTCAAAGTTTAAATGGTCAAGTTGCTACCACAACAGATTTTACTAGTGCTACACTTACTATCAATAGTGCAGTTAATCCAACTATAGTTGATGCATACACTTATAATGGTGGATCGCTTGTTATGCTTAACAAAGTTAATCTATTTACAGCGGTAACATAATGCACCCAACATTAAAAGATATATCAGATTTAACAGATTCAGAGTTAGAACAAAAAATATTAAAGTTAAATGGTATGTACTTTATGACCAGTAACGATGAAGTAAGACAACAAATGATTTTGTTAATAGATACTTATAAAATAGAACTTGAAGCACGTAGAGCACATGCTAAACTGCAAGCAGAACAAGATGCAGATAATCCTCTTGACGATTTAATCAACGTATCGTAAAATACATTTATGCTTATGAAAACAGATGAACTAGGAATACCTCGATTTACAAATCGTGACTTGATTGATATGATCTATTCAGGTCATGCGGATAAAGTACACGTAGTATTGTGTAATCCTACAGATGAGATAGAAAAGTTTAACAGTGCAATGGAAGCACAAGGTATGAGCCCATTGCAAAAGTATATTCCATTAGATGTAGATCAAAAGACTTTTGACGGTGTATGTCAAAGTGAATGGTTTATGCCTGATGAATATAAAGCGATTAGCGTATATGAATATGTTCTAGGTAATGCAGAAACACCTTGCCCGCAACACGTACAAGATCGTATTTGGGAAGAACTAGACGAATTTGAAAAACGTGGTATGCACGATCTGCTACGCTATATGATCTATCTTGTGGACTTTATGCGTGAGAACGATATTGTATGGGGTGTAGGACGTGGATCAAGTGTAGCAAGTTATGTGCTGTATTTGATCGGTGTGCATAGAATTGACAGCATTAAGTATGATTTAGATTGGCGTGAATTTTTACGATGAAAAATGTATACTTGATACAAACCAGTGATGTATACGGACCAAATAAGTTTTTACCTCTAGCTATTGCATATCAATGGTGCTATGGCAAGAATGATGATTGTGTGCTCAAAGACACACTTATTGAAAAGATTGATCCAGAAACATATGCTAAAAGCATGGAAAATCCTTACTATGTGCTAATCAGCAGTTATGTGTGGAACTGGGAATACAATCAACAACTGGCACACTATATTAAACAGTATCATCCAGATGCATTGATTATTACAGGTGGTCCGCAGATTGACAAACAGGATCCTGCATTCTTTTTGAAGTATCCTATGTTTGATATCATTGTGCATGGAGAAGGCGAAGATGCTGTAAAAGAAATACTTACAAGAGATACAGACTTTGATGGTATTCCTCATGTACAAACTAGAACACACATGCCCAAGCCAGCAGTGCGCAGACGCAACCTCAAAGATATTCCTAGTCCAATACTGGAAGGCTTTTATGAACCTATCATGGCAAAGTATCCCAAAGATACACTGTGGCAAGTCACATGGGAAAGCCTACGAGGATGTCCTTATCATTGTGCGTTCTGCGATATTGGCGATAGTTATTGGAACAAACTCACACTGTTTGACATGGATCGCTGCAAAGCTGAAATAGAATGGATGGGCAAGAACCGTATTGAATATGTAAGTGTTTGTGATAGCAACTGGGGATTGTTAGACAGAGATATTGAACTAACACAATGTGTACTAGATACAAAAGAGAAGTATGGTTATCCTATGTGGTTTGATGCTACATGGGCAAAAAACAATGTGGATAGAAACTTTGAAATAGCAATGATGAACAAACGTGCACCAGTGAACATATTCAAAGGTGTGACATTTGCTATGCAAAGTTTTAATGATCCTACTCTAAGTGCAAGTGAACGCTTCAATATTAATGATGGGCAAGTTGCTGAATATTTAAAAAGATACAAAGCAGAAAACATTCCCACATACAGTGAACTGATTTGGCCTATGCCAGAAGAGACATACGATAGTCTTAAAAACAACGTACAAAAACTTATCGATTTAGGACAAGATAGTTATCTCATGATACACCCTTTGGTTATTACATATAACGCCACAATGGGTTCAAAACAATATCAAGAAAAGTGGGGAATGACTGTTAAAAACATTCCATTAGATACATTCTATCTTGGCGAAGAGGACATAGACAACTACATATTTGAATACACTGATGCAGTGTACAGCACTAGGACAGCTAGTTGGGACGATGTTCTCAAAGGGTTTATGTTTAGTTGGGTTGCAATACTTATGTACTACTATGGTTGGGGACACTATCTTGCAAAGTATTTGGCAGCACAAGGTATCAAAGAAACAGACTTTTTTGAAGCATTAAGACAATGGATTGTTGACAATCCTGATACACTGTTACACAAAGAATACATGGAAACACAGCAGCATCACATTGACACATACCATAATGAAAAACTTTGGGGCAGAAAAGTTCGAGGTGAAGATGACATCTATTGGGAATACAAAGGTGCCAGTAGTGTTGTTATGCATGATAATCAAGTTAAGTTAGAAGATGAGTTGTGTAGATTTTTAAGAGATACAAAACTTGTAAATGATTTTTACATCAAAGATGTTGTCAAACTCAACTTAATAATGTGTAGAAGTAGAGATTTAGAATATCCATTTAAAATACAAGCACAAAAATGTGTGATCCAGCAAATGTTAGGTATAAATAGTTCAACAGTAAAGATTGATCACCATGACAAAGATGTAATAAACAAAGATTTATGGTATCAAAAGGCATATCATTGGGATAGAAAAAGTCGTTACTGGCGATGCAGCGCAGTTGCAGGTGATAAGTAACATATATAGGAGAGCAGTAAATGGCCCAAAAATCAAGCGGAAGAAGACTTTATAGGACTGCTAATGGTAAACAAATCGATTTAGATATGTTAATTAGCAGAAATGAGTTGACACCTGCTGTAGGAAATGCTAGAGTAAATGCACGTGGAGACGAACTTGGTCCAGGCGGAAAGATCGTTCGTAAACGTGAAGATGTCTTAAAAGACTATTACGCTTCTCAGCCTGGTATGAAACCAGAAAATGTTGTAGACAAAAAACCAAACATTGAAGAAGCAGAATGGGAAGAAGACGAAGACGGTAACTTTATTAGAAAAAGAGGTTAAAAATGGCATTAAACTATGGTAAGGTTTTTAAAGGAAAACTCACACCATTAGGTGATAGAGTACTAGTGACAGATATGTATTTTGGCGAACAAAAAACAGCTGGCGGTTTAATCATTAATGATGATAACGGAACTACAAGAGGAATTTATCCACGTTGGGGTAAAGTACATGCAAAAGGCCCCGAAAACAAAGAAGATTATAATATCGGAGATTGGATATTAATTGAGCACGGACGTTGGACTAGAAGTGTCAATGTTGACAGTGGATCAGGTGAACAAGAAATTAGAATGATTGATGCTGAATGTGTATTAGGATGGAGTAGTCAAAAGCCTGAAGGCGTAAGTATTGGTAAAGAATACAGCGACGGTGAATCAGCTACAGTCGATCCACAATCATTTGTAAACGCATAGAGGAATAAATGACAAATCCATTTGCAGATATTGAACGCTTTGGCTCAGCGTGTGATCAAGAGCCATCAGAAGCAAACTATGATATGTATCTCAGCCTTATTGCAGAAGAATACAACGAACTTGCAGATGCTATAGCAGCAGATGATCGTGTAGAACAACTAGATGCACTAATCGATATTCTTGTTGTTACTATGGGTGCTATTCGTGCAGGTGGCTTTAACGGCGAAGGTGCATGGAAAGAAGTAATGGATACTAACTTTGCTAAGATCAATCCAGAAACAGGCAAAGTTATTAAACGTGAAGACGGTAAGGTACTGAAGCCAGAAGGATGGAAGGCTCCAGAACTTGCACAGTTTATAGGAGACTAATATGGTAGCAAGAACTGCTAATGTTGCAAGCCGAGCTTATGATGAAGGCTTGCGTAAATTTATGATTAATATGTATAACCACACTGCTCTAGGATTAGCAGTAAGTGGTTTTATTGCCTACCTTGTTTTTACAACAGGTATGGTATACAACATGGGTGCTCTTATGTGGGTATTCATGTTTGCTCCGCTGGGCATGATTTTATTTTATGGCTGGGCTGGGCAGAATTGGAGTCTACAGGGCATTACACGGTTTTACTATGCATTTACAGCAGTAATGGGTGTAAGTATGAGCACTATCTTTGTGGTGTATACAGCGACGAGTATAGCTCAAGTATTTTTTATCACAGCAGCAACATTCGCAGCCGCCAGTCTCTACGGATACACTACTAAGCGTGACCTCACCACAATGGGTAGTTTTCTCATTGTAGGCTTGATTGGCATTATTATTGCTAGTATTGTAAACATTTTTCTAGCAAGTTCAGCATTTGCATTTGCAATCAGTATACTAGGTGTCCTTATTTTTGTAGGTATGACAGCATGGGATACACAAACTGCAAAGAACTTGTATCTTTCTGCACCTAGTATGGATGTAGCAGAAAAGTATGGTGTGCAAATGGCACTAAGTTTATACTTAGATTTTGTAAATCTATTCCAATTCTTATTAGCATTATTAGGAAATAGAGAATAAAAACTACTTGACACCCTCTGTGAGTTATGCTATAAATGTAGTGTAGCAAAACACAGAGGGTATTTTTATGACTTGGGAAGTTAGAGCACAAAGAAGCAAAAGAGAAACCTGCGTCAACAGTGAAGAGTTGGGCTGGAGTTCTGTTTTTGTTGATACTGAACAAGAAGCAGAAGCATGGTTCGAGTGCAGAACTAGAGGCAGAAGATTGGAAAGAAGTGTCCACACTATGTTTAATCCTAATGGTAATGTTGTAAAGGTTGCATTCACATGATACACGCAATGATTGATTTAGAAACGCTCGATGTTACACCACAGGCAACAGTGCTCACAGTAGGTGGAGTAAAGTTTGACCCAAACAGTGATAGCGAACCTCACAGTGAGTTTTACTACAAACTAGACTTAGATAGCCAAGATCGCAGTGTAAATGACAGTACGATTGCATGGTGGAGTCAGCAAGATGCTAAAGTACAGGAAGAAGCATTTAGCACCGAAGGACGTACACACATTGATGTGTTCTTGGATAGTTTGCCAAAATGGATGGTAGGAGTTGATGTCCTTTGGGGGCATGGCTATGGTTTTGATATCACTATTGTCGAAGATATGCTTAGACAGCGTGGAAAATCTATCCCTTGGCAGTTTTGGCAAGTGCGTGATTCTCGAACCCTGTTTGCTTGTTGCAAAGTAGATCCACGCAAAGTAATGCAAAGTGACCTGCACAATGCACTAGCAGATGCGTACTTTCAAGCAAAAGGTGTACAGATGGCTTATAAGGAACTAGGACTATGAAAATCGAAGGTTTAACACAAGCACAATGCGATATGCTTGATGCAATGTGGAATTCGGATACATGTGAAGAACTATACAACTATTTCCAAACTTTATCTTCAGAAGAATATCAAATGGCCATCACATTACAAGAAATGTTGATTCAAGAATGTGATGAAGATAAGGTTAAAAATACCACCATTGCAAAACAAATGCTACAAGGTATAGGAGTTAATATTGGATAATAGTCCTATAAACACACTGCAACAGTTGATGACAATCACAATGGAAGAATGTGGCGAACTTACACAACGTTGCAGCAAAATAATGCGTAAGTATAAAGAAATTGAAGAAATCAATGAAGAACAACTTGCTAAACTTCTCGAAGAAGCAGGCGATGTTCTTTGTATGCTAGAACTAATGGTAGAACATGGTCTATTTACAAATAAAGATTTAGGTTCTAGAGTAAATGAAAAGAGAGAAAAACTCAAACAGTGGAGCACTCTAATCAATGAATAAGTTAATCGAAAATTTAATGAAATCGCCTGCTTGGCACGATCTACTAGATGCTGTTGTTGTGGAGCGTCTAAAAGATAGCAGAGATGTCTGCATTCAGGAGCGTGAGCGCCTTGATAAAATTGACAATCGCAAGCCATTTCAAGAAGAAGATTGGCAAAGCCTTGTGCAGGATATTCACGCACTGGACAGAATCATTGAATATTACGGTGGTAATCTTTGACTAGACTACGCAAGAAAAGACTGCTATTATTAGCACGAAGCGGTGGCGATCACAAACGCTGGTATAGTCAGTATTTAAAACTTCAAAACGAAGGCTTGATTACTTGGCAAATAGGCAGTGCTTTTTTAACAGATGAAGGTGCTATCGAACTATGGGAGTTAGAACAAGATGAAAGTCAAAATAGGACCATATCCTAATCATAGGTTTTATCACAATTGGCTTTACAAATGGTTTGGTTATTCACCAAAACAAAAGACATGGATAAAAATACACAACTATGATACTTGGAGTATGGATCATACACTTGCTCCTATCATCTTACCTATGCTCAAACAGTTGAAAGAAACAAAGCACGGTTCTCCGTTTATAGATGATGAAGATGTGCCAGAAGAGTATCGAAGCACTAACGCTCCACCTAAAGAAAACGATTATGACACAGACGGCAATCACCACAAGCGGTGGGATTGGGTTATGGACGAAATGATCTGGGCATTTGAACAAAAGTGTCGTGACGATTGGATGGAAGATTACTACTACAACAAGTGGGATCAAGAAGGTGTGAAAGCACATCAAGATCGTATGTCGAATGGTTTTAGACTGTTTGGCAAATATTATGAAAATTTATGGGATTAAAGGAGACTGAAGAATGGGCTATAAGACTGTAACTGTAGATGTAGACGTTTATGTTGATGATGTTATCAACGAAATGGATGATCAAGGACTTATTGACGAACTCAACAGCCGTGGATACACTGTGACAAAAGAT